AGCAAGACGATGAGATGGCCATGAGCAAACTGCTGGAAAAAGATCTCAAGTTTGAGTACCTGATTCCTGATCTGCTGCCTTGCCCGGGCACGGTGATGATTCACGGCGCTGGCGGTGATGGCAAATCCATGTCGGCTTGGACGATTGCCAAGCATGTGGCGCGAGGGATTCCGTTCTCGGTGCGGGGTGATCTCGTCCCAGTGCAGAAAGGTCCTGTGCTGATCCTTAACGGTGACCAGAGCGAAGTGCAGGTTCAGCAGCAGCTGCGCGATCTGGAGTTTCGCGCTGATGACCCCGTGACGGTGGTGATGGGGTGGGATCTGAACTGGTATTTCCGCTTTACCAAGCTGATCGAGAAGCATCGTCCCAAGCTGGTGATTATTGACTCGATCACTGGCTGCAGCCGGGGCTCGGCTTTCGACGAAAACAAGAAAGAGTTTGCGAGTCCCATCTACTGGCTCGCTAACAACAACGGCAGGACGTTCCCGGCCTGCACCATCCTGCTGATCCACCACGCCAACAAGACTGGCGGGTTCCGGGGCAGCACCGCTATCCGGGATGCTGTGGACGAGGTATGGGGGCTTAAGCGACCCGATAAGAAGCAACTGGAGCAGACCGGCGCCAACGCTCGTCTGATCACCGTCGAGAAGTCCAGGGCCGGACGGGACGGCAGCAAGCTCCTCATGAAGCTGGAGAACGATCTGACCTTCTCCCTGGCGGACTACGTCGAGCTGGACACAGAGAGCGCCAGCCCGGCCTCTGTGGTCGATCGGGTGCTCCAGCGCATACGGGCGGCTTACCCGCGCTCTGTGAGCCGTTCAGACCTCGCTGCGGACCCTCTGTGCGGTGGCAGCGTCGCCGGAATCAAGAAGGCGACCCAGCGCTTGGTCTCCCGAGGTCTTATTTGTGTCTCAGGTCAGACGGATGGGAATAACGGCGCTCCAGCTACTCCTCTCTTCCAAGCAATTTCCTCGCGTGAAAAGCCTTTAAATGTGTGTCCCGGTAAGGTAGATCCATTGGTACGACTGGAAAGTGACCCGGGACAGGGGGTAGAGGGTGTCCCGGCCCCCCTTGACGATCTTTCAACTGGCACGACCCCCCGGGACACCGATCTGGGTTGTCCCGGCAAAGAAGCCAGCCGTATCAAGGGATCTGGTCCGGTGGGACAGCTTTTTGATGTATCCCCAAGAGAAAACGAGCGGTCTCCTGATGAGCTGGCGCGACTGCGTGCAGAAGCGGAACAGCTCTGGGGATAATCTGATACAGGGGTGCTACACTTTTGCGGCACCCCTACTTTTTATGGCGACACGCAGAGTCTCGTTTTCGGTTTCACCCGAGACGATTGAGAAACTTTCCGCGCTGGCTAAGTGGAAGCACCGCACTCCAAGCCAGCAGATAGATGCTCTGGTTTGTACAGCCACGGCGTCGTTTTACGACACCCTTACACCCGAACAACAAACTCAGTTTTCTGCTCAACTTTGCGGAGAAACTCTGTGATTAAAGCTATTGACACTCAGTACAAAGGCTACAAATTTAGAAGCCGTCTTGAGGCACGTTTTGCAGTATTTCTAGACGCTATGCGTGTTTCTTGGGATTACGAAATACAAGGTTACGATCTACCTGTTAACGGTAGGTATTTACCGGATTTTTACCTGCCCAAAGGCGGTATTGCACCGGGGTACGACCGGCCTCTTTGGGTAGAAGTAAAAGCGGGTGAACCTACTGTACCAGAAATAAACAAACTGAGAGAACTGGCGGTTGCAACTAAGACAGCCGGAGCATTTTTTCAGGGGACGTGCAGAAACGGTGACAGCACTTTTAGTAACTGGTTTAATACAGATTATGATTCTTACGGTTTGCCTGTAATAAGTAAGGTGCAGATTCCGTTAAATTTTTACGTGCCAGCAGATCAGCGTATGCCGTCCAGTTTCTGGCAAAGAGAAAACGAGTATTCGTTTGACGGTTACTTTATTCCGCTTATGGGTGAATTTCCGATACAACAACTGCGTCGGGCTGCAAAAGCTGCACTTTCTGCCAGATTTGAGTTCGGGGAATCCGGTTAAGCGCTTGATGGTCAATCCACCTAACTTCTTCTTAGGGCTGCTCCGGGTTGCCGGGTGGCTGTTTTGGAGAGATCCCGTGGCTAAGCCGGAACCACCCCAGCCGAAGCGTCCCAGGAAGCCAACCCTGGGATACACGGTTGGGGACATCCCCTACGAGCTTCTGGCCGTGGTGCGGATCTCCTGGTACCGCAAAGGTCTGGCCTACGAGGTTGAGGAGTACCAGATCGAGGAGTCGGATGATGCCCAAAACCAGTTCAGGTACATCGTTTCGACAGCTTTGAAGCAGGGCGCTGACGTGTGCGTTCTTACGCAGTACGAGCCAGCAGCGCTTGGTGTGCCGGAGTAGGTGCCCGGTGGCTGGTCCTCCCGAGGTGCCAGCCTCACCGCAGCCGGGCTACTGCGGACTACCCGTTCCCCTCAAAGAAAGGACGGAGCACAAAGGTAGCGCCTCCAGCCCGCCGCTGCCACATTGCAGAGTGTTACACGACCAGCTTGACACCCTGCTGGTCATGTGTAACTCTAGGGACAGGTCAGCAACCGCTGGCCGCTTCAATCAAGTATCACAATGAACACGCACACACCAGTAGACAACTTCAAGCTCAGCCCCTGGTACTTCGCCGTTAGCTGGGCACGACGCATCCTCCAGGACAAGATCGTCCAGCACGAGAAGAACGGTTTCAACCCCGTCTACGACATCCACCAGCTCGAACAGCTTGACGACCTGGAACAGTTCCTCAAGATGAGCTGGGACGAGTGGATGCAGTCCCTGAATCCCAAGCAGACTGTCAGGGGGCTAGGCGAATGATCACGGACATCTATGACTTCACGATGGATACCGATGGCCTTGTCACCGTCACTGCTGTTGTTGATGAAATGGTGCTTGTCCACCACCAAACGCAGCTCGATCCAGCGGAGTACGGACCTGCCTTGTGCCGAGGCACCTTCTACCTTTCGGATGAAGATCTGATCCCGGCCACCGATGCAGAACTTGCCCGACTCTTCTACAACCGCATCGACGACTGGGAAGTGCTTCACCCGGACGATTGAGTGGAGCGAGGCTCGGGAACTCCGTAATTCCAGCGACTACGACGACTGGGAGTACGGGACCGAGCCCATTCCAGGTGATACGCACTGGGTCCGGGCTCGCACTCTGACCCAGCTGTATAGACATCTGATATACGTGTTCGCCACCAGCGACACGATCTGCTCCAGCAGACTTGCCAACCTCGCCATCCACGAGATTCTCAAACTAAGACTCACCGATCTCACTCGGTTAAAACACCAAGACCCCAATTTCTTTGCATGACTGACTGGTACGCCGACTACTACCGCCAATCGCGGGGCTACAACGACAATGATCTGCGTGAGCTGCGTTGCCAGCCGCGTCGTCCCAGCACCTCGGTGCCGGACTGCTTCAAGGATCGCTTTGCCACTCCAGCCGAATACGATGCTTGGGTTGAAGAGCGGCGCAAGCTGTACTTCGGCTGATCACTACTGGATTTACATGACTGAAATTTCGACGCTGCCCTTTTTCCGGTCCTACCTGTTGGGGGGCAGGTCCGTTTACCTCGATAAGCTCTCGGAGCTGGCTGACTCCGAGCTGAACCTGCTCAACATTGAGACTCTGTCTGCCCTCAATGAGGCTCGTGCCCAGTACGACACCATTGAGAACAAGCAGAGCGAGGAAGCCGGTCACATCTACCGGCGCATCAAGGTTGCAGGTTATTTCCAGGCAGCAATCAAGCTCGAACTGGACTCCTAGTCGGGCCTTTCTCTACTACACTGCTCGCGTTCTTACCCATGAACATGCACATCCTTTCTGATTCTCAGCACCAGGAATTGGCACACGCTCTGGCCAAAGTCCAAACCATCCTGGAAAGCTGCACCAGCGTGGTGCTTGATAGCAAGCTCGCTACCTCTACCGCCAAAGCCACTGCGAAGTCTCAAACTAAGACTCGTAAGTCCAGCGGCAAGAGGGGTGTGTCGGTGCTGAACGACGCCAAGGTCATGGAGATCAAGCGTCAGCTGGCTGCTGGTAACAAGTCCGTGGCCAAGATTGCCCGTGAGTACGGCGTTCACATCACCACCATCAACTGCATCAAGTGGGGCAAGACCTGGAAGCACGTTCAGCTCCAGCAGGAAGTTACGGCCTGATGTCGATCCTTCCTGATTACGAGATCTTCTGCCTGGCGCGGAAAGGTCTCGTGGAACCCTTCGATCAGGAAATGATTAACCCGGCCTCACTTGATGTGAGGCTTGGGGAAAATCTCCTGGTTGAAATTCCAACAAGCCCGGAATTTGTCCCCTATTCCATTGCGGGGCATACGAAGGAAAAACCGTTCATGCTCCAGCCACATGAGTTCGTTCTCGCGGAGACGTTCGAGTGCTTCTCGGTGCCGAATGTTGTGGCTGGGCAGCTGGCGCTTAAGTCCAGTCGGGCTCGGGAAGGTATCGAGCACTTGATGGCTGGGTATGTCGATCCAGGTTTCAAGGGGCGGCTGACGCTGGAGCTGCAAAATGCACGCGCTATGCATGCAGTCGCTCTGTGGCCTGGGATGCGGATTGGGCAGATTGTGTTCCACAAGATGTCGCTCCTGCCGAATAAGGACTACTCAGTCACCGGGCGCTATCAGGGAGACCTAAGAGTTCAAGCCTCTAAAGGATGATGAACGAGTTCAAACTGTCGGCTGTTGATGCTGTCAATCACCCCAGTCATTACACGGCTGGGAAAACTGAAGTGATTGATGTGCTCGAAGACTGGGTGAAGGCCGCGCCCGATGCTGTAGTTGGTGGCCTTCAATGGCAGGTTATCAAGTACATCAGTCGGATGTGGTTAAAGAAGGATCCCTACGAGGATGCTCGAAAAGCCCAGTGGTACCTCAACCGTCTGGTAAATCATCTGGCGACAGAGGCTTATCAGGAAAAATGAGGTACTGGTGGCGGATTCTCGCCAAGGCCGTTGGTGAAAAGGCGCACCAGCACAGCCGGGTCGCAGATCAGGTTGCGATGGTGCGTCTCTTTATCCTTGGCGGTTACATGATCACCAACGTTTTCATCTGCGCAGGAGTTATTCGCCACTGGAATGGGTAGACGCTTCAAACGCGGTGAGCACAACCTCAACGCAATCCTCACGCCAGAACTTGTAGTGAAAATGCGGAAACTTCAGAAACAGGGCTGGAGTTACAGCCAGCTCTCGGATGAGTTCGGCGTTGATCGCAAGCACGCCTGGCGAATTTGCAACGGTCAAGCCTGGAGTTCTGTCAGTGAAGTTTTGTCCTAAGTGCGGGAACAAATCGTTCCGCGTCAAAGAATCCCGGACAAGGGAGGCCAATGTGCGGAGGCGCACTCCCGCAACGAGAGTCAGGCGCCAATGCGGTGTTTGCGGGCATGTCGATACGTTTTTTGAGATCGACTCCGCGCAGATGAAACACTTCGAGGCGCTCCAGCGATTGGAGGAAGCCGTGGTGTTGCACCTGCAGCTGGATGACACTGACTCCTGCTACGCCTGTATTCACTGGGATGCCAACGGGTGTTCCATGCACCTGCCCGAAGCGGGTGGGACTTTTGCCACTGAATGTTCACTCTTCAAAAAGTCATGAAGCGACTTTCACTCAACATCGACGAGCGCGTTTGCATCGCTTGCGGCGGCAACACCAGGAACCCGCTGTACTGCGCCAAGTGCTATGACCGGACACCGGCCGGACGGGCGGATAAGTGCCGGGCAACAATGCTGTCGAGATACCGCCGTGTTGCTGATGGTGGTCCATGTCGGCACTGCGTTCACTGGGAGCATCGCTGCCTGCTCGGCTTTCCAGAAGCTGGAACGCTCCACGCAGAAGGGTGCGCTGCCAGGGAAGTTGAAGGTGTGCTAGAGTAGTACACGAACCCGCCCTACCAGGCATGAAAATTCTCCAAGGCATCCAGCATCTCCACACCCTGGACGATGCCAAGCTCGTGGCGTTTGACGTTGAAACCACCGGGCTCCAGCCGAAGATCGGGGGATTGCGGTTGCTCCAGCTGGCTACGCCGGGACAAGACCCTGTGGTGCTGGACTTTTGGGAGTTGTCCGACGAAAACCTGATTGAGCTGGAGCAGTTCTTCGAGGTGGAGCGGACCTGGGTTGCGCACAACGCGGTGTTTGATTTGGGGTGGTTGCAGGAGCACGAGCTGTATCCGCAGGGGCGCGTGCTCTGCACCATGCTCGCCAGTCGTGTACTAACCAACGGGCAGGTAAATGTAAAGCATGGCCTACAACATGTTGTGCGGCGCTATCTCAAACGCGAGATTTCGAAGGAAGAGCAGCGCAGCGATTGGTCCCAGGATCTGACGCTTAGTCAGATGGAATATGCGGCCACTGATGTGCTCGTGTTGCTGGATTTGTACCAGCAGATTGAGCAGCGGATGGCGGAAGGTATGCACTATCACGCTTGGTATCTGGAGTGCAATGCACTGCCGTCAATGGCGCAGTTGTGGCGAACTGGACTGCCATTTAACAAGCAGGATTTGGAAAAGGTAATCGAGGACCTGGATATTGAGCACGTAGAACTTGGTGAGAAATTTATTGAGGATTTTGATGCTGCGCTGCCCGATGAGCACAAGCTCTGCCGGGGGATTGATGGGAAGCTGCTGTACCAGACCAAGCCTGGGGCGAAGGGTAAGAAGCCGGATCCCAATGTCTTCAATCTCAATAGCCCGGTGCAGCTGCTGAAGAAGTTCACGGCGCTGCTGGGTAAGGCGCCGATGGATATGAAGTCCGAGAAGCCGAGTGCCAGTCGGTCTGCGCTCCAAGAGTATGTCGGCGATCACAAGGTGGTGGCTGACTACTTGCGGTGGAAGCGGGTGGAGAAGCGGCGGCAGATGGCCGAAACTCTGCTGAAGAATCTGGCGGATGATGGGTTTATCCGCGCCAGCTACCTGCAGATGGGGGCGGATACGGGGCGCATGAGTTGCATGAGTCCAAACCTTCAGCAGATTCCCAGGGATGTGCGGTTCCGGGCTTGTGTTCAAGCTCCAACTGGTTGGCGACTGGTAGTTGCGGACTATGGGCAGATGGAGTTGAGGTTGGCGGCGGCAGAAGCGCAGGATCCCTTAATGACCGAGGTGTTCCAGCAGGGGAAAGACCTTCATACGATTACGGCGACGCAGATTTACGGGGTCGCGGAGGATGAGGTTACGAAGGAGCAGCGGCAGGTCAGCAAGTCGGCCAACTTCGGACTTCTTTACGGGAGTGGGGCAAAAGGACTTAGGAATTACGCCGCAACAATGGGAATCCAGATGGATCTTGATGAGGCGGCGGAGGTGCGGAGGAAGTTCCACGCTGCATATAAAGGCATCGCCGAATGGCAGCAGCAAAATGCTCGCGCTGCTGATGCGGCTAAGGGGAATCCATCTATCCGCATACGCATCTCGGGCTTGCGGCGGTTTCTACCGGGTGAGAACAACAAACTCACCACGCGCTGTAACACTCCAATCCAAGGAGCTGGTGCCGCCGTCCTCAAACTTACGCTTGGCAAACTGTGGCCGCTCCTTAGAGCCGATGGGGAGGAGATTGTGCGCTTGGCCGGCGTGGTGCATGACGAGATCATCCTGCTCGTGAAAGAAGAACACGCCGACACTTGGGCGCTCCAGCTCCAGTCAGTTATGGAGGAAGCTGAAGCTCGTTGGTTGGATACGATTCCGCCGCTTGCCGAAGCTAAGGTCGGATTGAGCTGGGACCAGGCCAAGTGATCGAGCTGGCGGAATATCTAGTAACGATGTGGCCTCGTCATGGGGCCACTCATGCTTTGTTTGTGGAAGCTCCAGATGCGTTCACGGCGCGGGAATATGCGCTGCGGATTTGCCCGGATCAGCATGTCGTCAGTATCCGCCGGACTACAGAGGCGGTCTCACCAGTAGTCTCGTGAGTCGCACCGGCAGGGAGATTGTGCTGGAGTGGTTGTATCGGGAAATTCGTGCGGCCAAAACGGCGGATTTGCAGCGTGCGGCCGCATTCCTGGAGTGGGCGCGGGGAATTAGGAAAGGATGCGCCAAGCAGCGGGGGAGTGCGCGGGTGTCCCAGTCCAATGCCTGGCGGAAAAATGTGGATGGGGATGTCCGGTGGTAGGACTACTGCGACACAGTATGCTATTGTGTAGGAGAGTAGAGACAGGACTATGCCGCTCCGCCACGGATCGAAAATTTATTGCCAGCTGCTGCTAGACGCCAACCGCTACAAACTGGCTGAGCAGTTGGCAGCGGCTGAGGGGAAAAAGGTGACGGGTATGTTGCGCGAAATGGTTTACGCGGCATTGGAAAAAGCCCTGCCAGCCTCCGAATACAAGGCGGCTCTTGCTGCTGACGAAGCGGTTTGGAGAGAGTCGGTGAAAAAACGGGTTGAGGGAAGAATGCGCTCCAGGCAAGAACAAGGGGAGTCAGATAAAGACGCATAAGACTCAGTCGCACGTCTTCATAGTCTGGGGGAATTAAGATAAAATCATTAGGCTTACACAGTAAACACTAAAAAAACGATGACGCGCTACGCGATCATGGCCGGGGATCGGTGGATCACCGCCGTCTACCCCGATCAAACACTCCAAGTCACTACTCGCAAAGAAGATGCCTCCAGCTGGGGCACGCACGATCGTGCTGCTGCTGTTGCACGTGTCGTTGCCGAATGCACCAGCAAAACCGTGGTGATTCATGCTGTTGAAGAACCTGCCTACCGAGGTGTGAAATGAATCCGCTGCAGTGGGATCTCGATCAGGAAGTTCAGCTCGGGGAAGGTGTATCGCGCACCAGCTCGGAGAAAGCAAAATTGTTTGAGCTGCGGATTTGGTTGCCGGGACAAGGTGCCATGCGCGATCTGGTGCGGGCGGAGTCGCTGAAGCAGGCGATCGAGTTTGCGCAGAATCGGTACCCGAAGTGCCGGGTAGAAGTGCCGGGTTCTGTTGCCGGGAAACCTAAACTGGCGCGGTCATCCCCCGGTCCCAAAGAAAAGGCCCGGAGGCGTCTCAATCTTGTGGAGAAACAGCGTGAGCAAAACTGAAGTGCCCCAGTGGGCAAAAGAAGCCTGGGGTCGCGTGATCGTTGACCAAAGTCGGGTTGATCTGCTGGAGCATCTTTATGCGTGGGATGGCCGGGATGACAAGTCTCATCCCTACCATCACACCTATACCGGGCTATACGAGAAGTACAACGGCCGTTAAGCCGAGTCTCGATCCAGTCCAAATTGGCTGGCTAGGTTGTCCGCTGCTTCGTGGATGGCCCAGTCGGCCTTTGTTCTTTCCAGCTGGTGCAGCGTGTTCAAGATCAACGCGGCCTCCAGCAGACCTCGATAATCGCCGGAATTGAAGCGGTCAATCAGCCACTGGTCGGTGGCCGCTTTGTGAAAACTGGATTCGGTGGAGTGTTCGATGGGACGCATGGTTTTACGGGCGAATCTTTAAATACCAGCCTGTGTCGTTGCCGTCTACAAGCCACCTGGGCAGCCAGTTCTTACGCGAATAAGGTACTCCGGCTCCTCCTTTGTGGCTTATGTACCCACCGTGTACAAGATCCGCCTCCCCATACGGATCATTGTGTATGAAGTGAGTTGGTGTAACGCCAACTACGACACTCCAGTGACCTGTTCCTCCGGGGTTGGACACGTGATTTTTATGTAGCCAGCCCACAGGTGTTGGGTAGCCGTCAGTGATGAATTGCTCCAGCAAATCCTTGGTGCCTTCCATCTCGAAGCTGGCCTTCAGTCCCAGTGAGCGGAGGGCAGCAACTTGCGCGTTGGCATCGGTGGTGTCGCCGAAGCGGGCGCGGATTTTGTTGTACTCGTAATCGCCGGAGATCTTGCCGTAGTACCGGGCGACCATTGCGCAGCTGGAGCTAAAGCACTGGCGGTAACCCTTGGGGCCGTCATCTGCTCCAAGCTGGTATTCGTATGGGACGCGGAGAATCTTTTCTTTGGCTTGCACTGGTGGCGTAGCTCCGGCGTGTTGATCCATCAGTTGGATTAACTTGCCGGCGTAGTTGGGATCGGTTGCGTAGCCTTCTTTGACAAGCCACTTTGCGGCTTCCTCGCGGGTGCCGGCGTTATTACATCCGCGATATTGCTTGTAGTCCTTGTACCAGCGCTCCACCAGATACATCACGCTGGAGAGCAGGTCCGGGAAGTCGATGAACTCAGCGGTGACCGTAATCCACTGGTTATTGATGAACTCTTGGGTTTTGGTGCCGGTGCCACTTCCCTTGAGGCCGAAGTAGTTGTTGCGGCCGGATACAAATTTCCCGTAGCCGGATTCGCAAGCCCACTGCGCTGCAACGAGTTCCGGGAATTTGGCACCAGCAACTCGGGCGGCTTCGAGTACGCCTTCCCAGGTATTTGGGAACTCGCTCTGCTTGCCGGCAACACTCCAGGTTTTGAACCAGCCTTGGTCGCGGCCGAGAATATGGGGATTCGCTTTGTCGATGGCTTGCTCCAGCTCGGTGATGGCCGCAAGCTGGTGAGGTAGCGCTCTGTAGTAGCGGAAGAGATCAGCGAGGCGGATCTTGTTGGTAGCCATCGGACCAGGGAGCGTGAATACTCATGCCGCCATCAGGGAAATGTTTGATGACGGGTTCGGGAGAAGAAGGTTGCGCTTCGTGCCAGTCCTCGATGGCGCGATCCAGGCGAGGTTTCAGCGTGGCGTTGAACTTGTAGTCCTGTGCAGCTTTCTGCACGTCGTCGCGCCAATCCCTCGTGCTGAATCGCGCCAGCCAGGTTGTGCTTACGGCTTTTTTCGGGCGACAACCTTGAGGACCATCACCAGCAGCTGGATCCAGCTGTTGCTGCGGATAGGAAGCAAAGCGATGATCTCGGAGCCGGCTGCGGCGAGGATTGCAATGACGGCAATGGTGGTCGGATCCATAGAAATCTGGAATCTCGCTGAAGTTTACCTGTACTAGATAAGAGTCGCCAGCTTTTAATAGTTTCTGTCGCTACCTTCTATGTAGTTACGTGCGGGTATGGACCATCACATTGCGGGTGGTGAATACTTAAACAAAAAGGAAGCGAAGTTAAGATTTAGACAAGATATCCTAAATAGCTGGGACCACAAGTGTGCTTACTGCGGAGACGATCTGGGTAGGATTGCAACTTTAGACCATGTACACCCTAAATCTAAGGGAGGACTTACTACAAAAGGAAACCTTGTTCCGGCATGTTTTTCATGTAACATATCCAAATCCGATGTTCAGCCGTTCTCAAGCTGGTACCAACGTCAGTCCTTCTTCTGTGCGGATAAAGAACAAAAAATTTTAGCTTGGATGCGCGTCTTTACTGATGCCGCTTGAGATACGTTATAGCGGCTTCGTCCAGTGGGATATTGCGATCCAGTCGATGCAACAGCGTTGTGTAGGGCAGCTTGTAGTGAGCGGCTACATCTTTGATGCTTTGGAAGCAGCGACCTTCTACCGTGTACATAGTAAACCTTAAAGTGGTCTACCACGTTACCATATTACGCCGTAGGGTCCCAGCCCATTCCCTCTAGGTACATGCGGGCGATGTACTCGTCTTCCGCATAACGGCAGATGCTGTCTTTGCAGGCGCGGTAGTAGATCTCGCCGCGTTCGTTTTCCAGTTGCTCCAGGGAGAAGCCGCCTTCAAATTTGGTGGAGTGGACGATCATTTGTTGTAGCCAACGCGCATTTCGATCTGGCGGACGCGGGTTTCGAGGTCGCTCAAGCGTTCTTTGCTGTCGTTTTTTAGTTCTTGGATGTCGGCGGCAACAGTACCAACGGATTGATCCAGCTTGGCGACTTGCATAAAAAGACCAGCCAAACCAACCACGGCTGCGGTCAGTAAGGCTGGAACAACTTGATTAAATGGACTTTCGGGCGGTTTTGCCGTGATCAGCACCTCTTCGTGGTGTTCCATCTCAAGGTGCAACTAACCCTTTTTTGTAGGTTAGCGTCCCTGACCGCGTGTTTTCTTGCGGCCGTGATTCGGCAGGCTGTGTTGTCCTTGACCTTGGCGCGTGCGCTTTGGTTTGCCGGATTTGTGCTCAACACGCCCCAGTGCGGTCTTTGACTTGACCGCCATTACCAGGGCACTCCGCTGCCGGTGGTCGGGGTGCGCTGCTGGTCAATCTGTGCCTGCAAAGCGGCTTGGATTTCCTGCACCTTTTCATCGCCAAACTTGTTGGCGACCCAGCTAGCAACGGTGAACTCGTCGAGATCCGCGTAGGGAATCATCAGCGCGGGATCGGGTTCATCGAGACCGATGCTGCCGTAGGCGCTGCTGCTGTAGGTGCCGTCATGGGCGGCGACCGTGTAATGCACGGTATGGACCACCCCGTCAGCCAGGGTGCGCTCCATGCTCGCCACTTTCCAACTGAAGGTAGTGTCAGCCATTAGAAGATGATGCTCGTGTTGAGATTAGACGGTTTGCAACCAGTTGGGAATGGCGGGTTGCCCGCCTAGTGAAGGTGACTACTGGGCTTCAAGCTCGTTGGCAATAAGCATTAACTGACGCAAGGCGAAGACGATGCCAGGACTGTCTTCCACATCGCCATCGCAGTACAGGTTTTCAATCTGATCTGCAGCAGCTCGCAGGGCGGCGGCGGCAATATGGTGCAAGTCTGTGGGGTGTATGCAGTCGTCTTCAACGGCATCCAGCACCGCCTGCGCGGCGGGTGATAGGTCAGTCATCGAGCTGCTCCAGTGCGCGGCGGGTGATAGGTCAGTCATCGAGCTGCTCCAGTGCGCGGCGGATGGTGTCTGCACCAAGTTGAGTAGAGCTGTTATTGAGAATGTGAGCTAACGCCTCTAACGCCTGCTCCTTCAAACTCGGCGGCTTGGAGCGGCGGGCGGCGCGGAGTGCATTGATGTAGTTGGTCGGCGTCTCGTCCGCCATCCATTCACAGCACGCCTTCAGCTCCTGATCTGCGCCCCATTGGGCGGCAGCTATAAGGACGCGCTGATCAAATGGGCTAATCACAGAAACTGGGCCGCCGTACAGCTCTTCCAGCCACCGCTGCACCAGCTCCGGCGGTGGGGTGATGGGGTTTTGTTGTGTCATGGGTGATTAGTGGTAATGACTAGCCGTTCAGACCTAAGTGATTCCGGTAAGTTCCAAGTAGATCCTGCAGTTTTTGCACCTGCTCTGGCGTCCACTGCGGCAGGTCGCTAACGTCTAGAACTTTTGACGTTTTGGTGCTGGAGCTGGTTTGCATGATGTGTTTATGCAGTGCAGCTTCTAGCGTCTCGATCCTGGTACGAAGTTTGACCATGCAAAAATGACTGTTCCCGTAGCGGGCTAGGACCGCTTGGGCGTATTCCACGGCAGCGGTGTTTAGTGCCACGCGGAAGATGCCGGGCTTGACTTGACCGCCGGTTGCATCAGAACAGACCTTGGCTGCGTAAGAAAACTCATCCCGCATGGTCTCGGGCATCAGTTCTAGCAGTTCTTTGTCTGTCGGAGTCGTGTAATCTTGATCGGTCATGGTTTCTAGGTAACTGTGGCCAGGGCAGGGTGTTGACGCACGCCTGCCCACCCACCATACCATGTGCTACAGTGCTGCGGCTGACCAGAAACCAGCAAAGCGGCTGGAGTGAGATCCAGTTGCAAAAGCGGCGGGGGTGACATCCTGCCGCTTTTTAATGGGAAATAGTGACCCCCAGGTTTGAGCATCGTTGAGAGGCTTAGGGGGTATTGCTATTAGCGTACCAAGCACAGAGGAGAGTAGGACTACGCGCCCTTGAGAGCTGCTACTTCAGCCTCCAAGGTTTCGATGCGGAGCTGCGCTTCCTGAAGAGCCTTGATGGCCATCCACATCATCTGCTGATCTTTAACGCCGAGTTTCGCTGGCTCGTCATCAGTGGCCTCTTGGAAGACGGTGATCACTTCCGGGCAGCTTTCAGCGACCTGCTGAGCAATGACGCCCATGTTCAGATCAGTGTCGTCGGGCTGGTCCTTGTAACGGAAGTTGACGATTTCCCACTCCTTCAGGCAGTCCCAAGTGTCAGCAGCAGGGGCAATGTCTTTCTTTGCGTTGCGGTCGGAAAGGTTGACGTTATTGGCGCTGTAGTTAGCCAATCCACCGTTTGAACGAATAGATGCCTTGATTGAACCTGCTGCTCTGCAATGAAGAAACTGATTGCTAGTACCATCTGGGTTTGCAGAATAATCAATAAACAAACCATAGGGTCCTGAGGCATGATTATTTGCTAAAGCTAGGGTCCAATTTGTCGCATTGGTCGTAAAAGTGTTGTAATCAGTGGTTGGTACAGTTCCTGTGTTAGAACATCCCAAAAAGCCAGCACTGGTAATCCTCATCCGCTCCGTCGGGCTGCTCGCTCCGTCGGCGGTCGTGCTCAGGACAAGCCGTGTCGGAAGATCGTTAGCGCCGGGGGTGCCATCAACAACAGCCGAAATGTATGCACCAGCAACAAGTTCGGTTCCATCGGCACCTTGGAAGCTAATTCTTCCAATCTCATCACCGCTGCTAACAGCAGTAACGCCCCCTACGCTTGTAGCACGTGATTTACCAAGAATGAGCGACGAATAGGTGTCGTCATTGCTGTTATTGACGACAGAGATTATTGAACTGAAAACAGAAGTGCCTTCAACTTGAAGTCTTGGATTACCCCAGGAAGCAGAGTTGAACCATCCGCTGCGGCTGCTTGAAGTCCCCACCAGCAGCCTGCCAGATGCGTCCAGGCGGGCGCGTTCGGTTGAGTTTGTGCCAAATACAAGTGGAAGGTTTTCGTAGTTCCAAAGGTAACCAAGGCTGTTATCAATGCCAACAAATAGCCCATCTGTCCCTGTAGATCCATGAGTAGAGGTAGAGATCTGAACCCCAGCCAGTCCTCCTGTGGCTTTTTGCAGGTGCAGCGTTGTAACTGGAGAGGCAACACCAACCCCAACATTCCCATCCGATGTGATGCGGAGGCGCTCAGAACCCCCAACATTAAAACGCAGACTTTCATTTGCATTAGTAGTTATCAACCAGTCGCTATTGTCGTTGGCACCATCTGCTGCTCGAATATTAAAAACAGCACCGCCTGTAGGACCAGCAACTGCTCTAATTAAAGAAATGTCGGTATTGGTATTACCTGTGCCTGCTTGTGCTTGAATAGCTCCGTCGTAGACATGAAGCGATTGGGACGGCGAATCAGTTTTAATGCCAACCCGCCCACTACTATCAATAAACATCCGCCCAGTGCCGCCCGTGCTGATGGCAACCTGATCTGCGCCGGGGGAATACAGGCCAGAATTGACGTCGCCGCCAAAAAACAGTGACGGCGCCCCAGAACTCCCAGCAGGCAGATCAAGCGGTTCGCTACTTGTCCAAGCGTTCGTGGTGTCGCTCCAGGAAATCGTCTTGTCGGTGGTGCCCTTCAGCGTGATGCCGCCGCCATCTGCTGTGACATCCGTCGGGCTGGTGACATTACCGATAACAACGTTCTTATCTTCAACGACCAGGTTCTGAGTGTCGATCGTGGTGGTCGTGCCGTTGACCGTCAGATCGCCCTGAATCGTGACGTTGTTATCAAACGTGGCGGCGCCAGTTACATCCAGCGTGCCGGGCACATCAACGTTGTCGGTCCACTCAACGCCAGTGCCCGCTGCATCAGTCTGCAGCAGTTGACGTGCAGCACCATCGGCCAACTTGCTGACGGCAATTTCTGCAGTGGCGCTGATGTCGGCATCAACAACCACGCCGCTACCAATCGCGGTCACCCCACTGCTACTGACAGTCACATCACCAGACAATGCCGTCGCGGTAGGCACGTTGCTGGCATTGCCAATCAGCACAAAGCCCGCTGTCATGCTTGCCAACTTGCTATGGGCGATAGCGGCAGAAGCATTTACATCAGCATTAACGATCGTGCCATCGGCAATCATCGTGCTGGTGACAGTGCCCGTGTCGCCGGTCGTGATGACCGTGCCAGTCACATTGGGCAGCGTGATCGTTCGGTCAGCAGTTGGATTGACAACAGCCAGCGTGGTCTCAAACCCATCAGCAGTGCTGCCCTCAAACGTCAGCGTGCCAGTGGTGCCGATCTCAAGGTTGCCGGTAACAACACCGCCCGACACCACGAACGGGAAATAACCGAGGCTGTTCCATGCCGTTGTGCCATTGCCAATCTTGATCTTGTTCGTATCACGCTCAAGCCCGATCTCGGCGCTAAGCAGCGTTGGGTTGATGCTGGTCCAATTCGCTGCCGTGTCGGCACGAAGCTGCATCCGAACCTGAACGGTGGTAGGTGTGGTCATCGGTCAGCGCCTTTGCCTTCAAGAATAAGCGTGGCAGCCGGGCTGTCAGGGTCCGCTGCACCTCCGTTAAGGATAAATGGGGCGTAGCCCTGAAACGCAAATGAGGTAAAAGATGTCGCCGCAATCGTTGATTGGTTCGCCCCACCACCTTGTAGGTCGTACAGCAGGTTGACACCAAAAATCACGCGGAGCGTGACTGAGACCTCATAGTGCAGCCCTGTATGGATTTCTTCTGGTGGGGCGGCGTATTTGTACAGCGAAGTTGTTGCCGCAACGTTGAGATTGCCCCAGATAGACGCCGGGACATCAAACTCGCGGTATGTACCGTCAACTTCGTTGTAGTGATCACGCAGGGATTCAACTTGTGCTTGCGTTAAAGCGCGATATACAAGTCGCAAGTTGTAGCCGGTAGTGCGGAGCGAATGACGAAAACGAATTGGACCGCTACCCAGCAGTTGCTGCTCACTGATGTTCATTCGACCGAGGTCGAAGTCGATGCTCTGCGGAACCAGCGTTGGGTAGGTCGTCATCCTCAGAGCGTGTAGGAGGGAATCAGTTCCAGGCTCACCTCAACGCTAACGACGCCGGGGTTGTATGTCGTCTTCGGTGTGTCGGCGTAAATCCAAACGTAACCGGCTGGGAAGGTAATGTTCGAGCCTTCTGTGATTGAGCTTGGGATGTCAAACGATTCGAAACGACCGTGCAAGCCGTAATGGCTGACGATCTCAAAATGTTCGTCTGTTGTTAGCCCGTTAAATCGCAAGCGAAGGATATGTCCCAAGCCAGCATTACTGTGGCGCACGCCGGTCTCATCACCGTCGAGGGTCTGTAGTGCGGTGTTTGGATGCTGCCCTGGGATGTAGGTGCGTCCGTTGGGTTTTAGCGCAGGGAAGGTTGCCATGGTCAAGAAGTGCAGCCGACCGAATAATTCCAAGCGGTGCCAGGAAGAGGTGCGGTTACTGTCACCGTGATCCATGCACCTGCCGAGGTTTTAGTAATCGTTGCGGAACCGCCGCCGGAAACTGCGCCAGTGCTGAAACTTGCAGCGCCGCTAATGCTAAATGTGTCTGGGATATTAAATGCTTGCCAACTAAACGTGAAGCTGCCAAGTCCTTCGCCAACATTAACCAATCGTGAGAATGTACCTTGATTGCCTGCCGCTGATCCGCCGGGGCAGTAAATGGGTGGCACTGGGGGCTCACCAATTTCCATCTCCTCGGATTCTTGACATTCGCTATATCCAGATGGCGAACCCGGATCTGGGCAGCACCCAACGACATAAACACGCTTGCCGGTCAAATCGGGATCAAGAATCAAATACTTAGCCGCAACCCCAGAAGAGACAAGTTGCTTATTGCCGTTTTCATCGACTAGATACCACTTGTTGTATTGCCCTTCACAGACTTCACCAGCAGAAAGCTCATCACCAGGCAACGGTTCTCCGCCATCGCCACTGCCACCTTCAATGTTCGGTTTCGGCGGTTCTTCAAACGGATCGGTCGGATTGCCCTCGCCGTCATTGCTTGAGCCTTCAGGATTTTCAAGCGTCCAAGTGATCGTTGTGCTACGCAAGAAATTATTGGCTGCCGGAAGATCTGGCAGGTTGCCGCCGACATCAGACAATGGCGTGTCATCTTCACGTCGCCCAGTATCGTCGCAGTCAAAATCTTCTCGCCCTGTTGCCAACGTATATCCAGCACCCGTTGCAGCATTGACGGCTACCGCAACAACGCTGGCACCATTTTCATCAATCGGGAAGTGAATTAAATCAAGCTCAACTGCTCCGCTGATCGTCTTATTAATACGCTCCACTTCATACAAATAATTGTGGTGCGAAACATCTTCTACTTCGGTTTCACGGCGCAGCAATACACGCACCAAATCGCCCAGCACCAGCGTGGTATTAAACGAGTCTGGCTTGACCGTTAAGCGCAGCGTATGCGTGATGTACTTACGCCTGGCGACATAAAACATGCCAACCTTCACGGCATGATTTTCACTGGTGCAAAACTCGCTTAGGTCATACTGCTCGAAGGGTCCATCGGTTGCCTCACCATCAAACCCAACCAGTGCCGTGCGGATGATACCGATGTCGTTATCGGGCTGTTGCCGCCACAGCACCTCAGCCGTGATTGGCTTGCGATCTGCCAGCGGGATGTACTGGATTTCAAACCCACCAGGCAGAACGTGCTCTTCGGTGAAATCAAAGACCCACGTTACCGCTGTGGTCTTGATGGTGTAATCCTCGTTGATCGGCAGTGCAGGACGCAGACCCTTTTTACCGTTTGCGTCACTTACCCGCAGCAAAAACTCACGAGCTGTTCTTTGCAGCCAATCCTCAAGATTGGTCGATTTGTCAAAAATGCCGTTGTAATAGAAACGGTTGACATCAACAAAGTTTGCGGCGTTTTCAAATGCCGTCGTGTCCAACAATGCCTCTGGCAAACGGCTGCTCTCGCGGATCAAATACAGCGCCAGGTCAATCAGATTGTTGCTTGAACCGTAGGTGTCATCAAGGATGCGCGTAACCTGCATCCCCTCACGCACGAAACAGTGAACCTGTCGGTCCCAAGTTGAATCACCATCCGCATGGCTGTTTTGATAAGCCAGCGTGGTCATGTTTGCATAGGTGCCTGAGGTGCCGCAGTAATACGGGCACTGCCAGGTTTCTTTGCCCGCTACGACCGTGATGAAATTGCCAGCGGTGAAGCTGCCAGCCCTTTGGTCGTAGGTCTGCACCCAGGTCCCAACACGGCAGGCACGCTGGAAAACGTCGCGCAACTCAAGCGCAGGCAGTTCGCCCTCGCTCAGCACAAGCTCAAGGTTGACGGTTAACTCATTGGTTGTGCCGTCGTTTTCATAGCGTCCTTCAGTCGCGCCAGGGCTGACAAACACGCCGCCAATATCAATGCCGCCGACCGTGATGCGCCGTCCGAAGACAATCGGGACTGGATCGCCAATAACAAAAGCCCGCTGACGAGAATCCAAGCTGGTCTGCCCGACAGCAGCTCGCTCCACGAGCGGTGACACCACCAAACCGCTTTGGCTTGGCAGCAGTGCCAACGGGTCGCGGATGCTGATGTTCATAGACGGAGTGGTGCGCCAATCAAAATTGAGTTGAACTTACGCGGTGGCGCTTGGGCACCCGTTGGTGCAAGGCTAGAACCAAGGCTCACGTTCAGCAAGCTGAAGCTACCTCTTGCGCCAATCACCTCGCCAACATAAGTGCCGATTAAAAGCTGAGCTGCCTGCGGCACTGCATTGGAAAGCCGTGTGTCGAACTCGTAGAGCTTCAGCTCGCACAGATAATTGTTGTTGATTGCATCATCTACGAGATCAGCCACCAAGGCTGTAGCCGGTAGATCAATGCTGACGCCAGCATCAGTGCCAGGCGTTCCGCCGATCATGCCATTGGCAACAAACGGCTGGTATGTCCAGCTCACGCTATCGAAGGTGACTGTTTGCCCGATGTAATAGTTTTGCCAGCGATAGTACGTGGTGGCGCCGGAGTAAAAGCGCAGATACTGGGCTTGACCGCGATTAGCCATTAGACCCCCTGGAAGCGACGGCCGCCGGTTGTACGTCCGTTAGTAAGCAGCGTGGCAGCAAGCGTTTGCAAGGCGTTTTCCATGTCGCCTAATGTTACATAGCGGTTGTTGTCTTGTTGTAATACTGGGCCTGTCTGTATGTTGATTGGTCCTACATAACCGCCCTCGGCCATGCGCGGGATTGCCGAATCTCCTCGCGCTCCAGTTAGATAGTTCATCGCAAAACCTGCGGCTTTAGATTCAGGAATTACATATTCGCCCTCGCCCGCCTCCCCGATCAAGGCTTTTGTGGGTCCTGTTGCATATCCGCCTTTGCCAAGAATTACCATTCCGGAAGTCTTTGCGTATGTTCTAATGGTCTCCATTCGTCCTTGTTCGTCTATACGCTCTGCGTAGTAACCGGGCTTACTAGGATCTTTTTCTTTGCTCAGTACATTCCACTCTGAAGCAGCTTTGGTTCGCTCGGTGGCAGCGGCCACACGCTCGGACGAACCAGCCATCGCTTCGGCTTGCGCCGCAGCTGCGGACATAAAGAACTTCAAGTCTGCTGCACGTATTGCAGCTTTATATATTGCCTCCGCAACACGTAATTGTGCTTCCCCAGTTTTTACTGTAAAATTATAATTATCATACGCTATTTGCAATGCTGCCTCGCCGGCATAGATGGCCTTAGCGTAGTTAGTCAGCTCGTCGCCTCTAGCAGCTGCACTTAAGTAATCAATCTCTAGGTTTTTAAGTTTGAGGGCAGCTTGTTGATAAGCAAGAGCGGCAAGACGTTCTTGACTGGCAATCTGGGCTTTTGCTGACTCCAGTGCCAGCTTCGCGTTCTCTTTTTCGAGTACACGTATTGTATTAAGTAGGCGTATTTTGAACGCCAAGTCTCGTGTACCCCGATTCAAGAACTCCAAGTAGTCAATTTGGAGATTGTTGAGAGCTATTTGTGAGTCGTTTAGTGTTTGAGTTAGTACTGTCTGTTTAGATATGAGGTTGTTTTGTACTTGTAGCTGAGCATTTTGACGCTCCAGGGCGACGGATCTTTCTGCGTCTGCTCGCTTAAGTTCGAGAATGCGGATTGCTTGAATAGCCTTAAATTCGAGCTCTATAGCTTTTGCTCGCTCCAGGCGATCCAGTTGGGTATTGTAGGCTTCTAGCTGTAGACCTGCGTATTGAACCTGAGCTTCACGGCGTTTGTTATCGTATTCATTCTGTAGTTGCATAAGCTGCTTCTGAAGATCTATCTGCTGGTTATAGATTTGTGCTGCGTAGCTGGAGCCCTCAGCGCGTTGCATCTCCAGTCCGAGCAGCTGTTCGGCTAGATCTGCCTCGCGGGTAAGGGTATCTACCGCTTTTTGTAGTTCTGCGTTTCGCTTCTCGTCCTCCTCCCGAGTTGCCGTTGTATCGTTGAGGATTCGCTCAATAATAAACTGTACGACAGGTAGTTTTAGTAGACCTTCGGCTATCTGCTTTATCCAGCCTCCGATAGTAGTAAGGATCAAGTTTGCGAATTGGAATATCTTTGTAAATGCGCCAAGCAGTATATTTAAGGCAGCGACAAAAGGTACGCCAATAATTGCAAGTGTTCCCGAGACAGCGCCTAGGAATTTATTCCAGTTGTTGCTGAGTAGGTTGACGCCTGTTGTGATGTCATTCACAGCTGCGGGTAACATTCCGGTTTGCTCGAATGCCGCTTCGGCAAGGGCGTTTTGTGCTGCTTGAGCATCGCCGGCTTCGATCAAACGACGGACAGTTGTATCAAGTTCGGCATTTACATATACGACGCTATCGCGGAAAGCGTTCATGTTTAGTTGGTTTACTGCATTACCGATCTCTGTAATACGTCGCTGGGCATCTTCAAGAATTTGTCCGATTGCTGCTCCAAGGATTTGACCTCCAAAGCCTGTTCCTACAAAGGAACCCAGTAGACCGCCAGCAACTTGGCCCGCCCCACCTCCGAACAGCAGGGGGAAGCCGGCACCAAGCATCAGATTTTCCTGCATAGCTGCGCGAGCTGCAGGACTGCCCGCCATGCCTGGCGCACCGCCGACTGGTGAACTCAGTCCTCCTCTGCCCGCGTTGCCTCGCATTGAAGGCGGCAGTGCAGGTCCTTGAACAGGACCTGCTCCCTGCATAATGTCCATCTGGTTATTAACTCGTGCGATCTCAGCCTGTAGCGTGCGGAAATCGATACTGCCTGCTTCAACTAAATCAAAAACACGACTTAATTCAGCTTGATAAGTGCGCAGTCCGGAAATACTAGCAGGTAACTGCTTCCCGAGCTCCAGTACGGATTTGGTTAGTCCGGATGGACCTTGGCTTTCGGCGCTTAGCCCGCCTACGGGCTGTCTGGTATATAGATCTTTAAGTGTACTTAGTCGTGTTAGTTCAGCACTTATTAGCTTGTTGGAAGCGACTTCGGCTGCTTTTAGAGCGTTTGTAAATTGGTCGGTGCCGGTTTTAGCATTAGCGGCAACAGTGCGAAAGGTGTTCAGCTGGTTGCTGAGACCTGCTATTGAAGTAGAAAACTTAGCGACACGGGTATTACCATCGGCGTAGGCTTTTACGAGATCAGATAGCTGGTTTTTTGCTGTTTTTAGTTCGGCATTTTGAGATGTACTAAATAGTGTAGGAACAGGTTTTAAGTTCTTTACTAAGTTAGTAATGGAGGTAAGGTTATCTTTTACGGTACGCAGACCCGCAATGCCATCGACGCGGAGGTCAATTACTGCGGAGTAACCTGCCACGGTCCGGTCTACCTAGTCTGTTGGGAGTCTAACTCGCAAAAAAGCCGCCGGTTAGCGGCGGCGTTTTGCCTTCTCGTATGCCTTCTGCTCTTCATCGGCTCGAAGGCTGAAGTAGGCGTGCCAGCCGAGCAACTCCTCAGGTGTCATCTGAGTTCTGAGCTGACTTAGGGTCATGCCCAGCTCTTTCGCTACATAAAACTGCAGCTGCAGGTAGTTGCTCTTTTTGAGCTGGGTCTCAAGGGCTTTTGGTGTCTAGTTCCTCCGAATCATCGGTCAGAAGTGCCAGCATCAGAGCTTGCAGGTCCTTGTCCTTGACTTCGTTTTTGAGGATGTCGAGTTCGCCGGCCTTGAACAACTTTTGTCCGTGCTCGTCGCAGGCTTTTGATAGCAGCAGCTGCATAGCAAATGCACCAGCGTCGTCCGACTTGGCTTGTTTTTGAGCACGTTCGCGCTCGGCCATCGTCAGTGGCGTTACCCACATTTCAAAAATGGAACCGTCACTGAGTTCGACTTCCTTTTTTGCGGGCTCCAGGTTGGCTGCCTTACGCAGACGCTCCAGAGCGCTTAGTTGACCTGTGGCAGGCATACAATCAATCTCTGATCCGCTCTAGTGTAGCGGAGTACAAATAAAAAGGACCCCCGCAGAGTGCGGGAGTCCGTAGGTCAGATACCTGGGTAGATCAGGACTTCGACAGGTCGAAGGTTGGGGTTGCGCTGGGACGGAAGGCGATTTCCACGCTCTGGCCGTCATCAGGGTTCACAGTCAGGCTGGCCGAAGTCAGAATGACAGGAACAGTGATGGAGCGGCTGAGAGTATCGTCCACAGAACCGCCACTCACGACGCGGTCGATGTAGAGCTTCATGGTTGCACCAGTCTGTTGGCGCTGGATCACGTCCTCCACCATTCGGTTGGACAGGTTGGTGTCGTCGTCGGTGGTGTAGACGGTTGCAGAGCCCGAACCATCGGCGAAGCCGGTGATGTAGCTGCGGAAAGGGGCGTACTGACCAAGGGTTTGACCGATGGTCGTAACGTCGATTTCCGAGCGGGTAATTTCAAAGCTCCACTCGCGGACAGATCCGACTACTGCCGGTGCTGCGTAGGCGACTTGGAAGGCATTGGGGCTGACGGCTGTGCCGTCATCAGTGATGGCGATGGTCGCGCCGCCGGAAGTTGCGGAGACCTGGAGTACCCCGGTGCTGGCGGTATAAGCGATCACGTAGTACGTGGTACCTGCAGTAATACCTGCAGGCAGAGTGCCGGAACCGGCGGCGCCGGTTTCGGTATTGATCACGCTGAATTTGACGGGATCGCCAACCTGGAAATTCAGGTAAGTGGCAACAGTGATTTCGTCATTTGCAACATCTACGGCGCTTTCGCCGAAGGTGCCAGTGGTTCCAGCAGGGGAGTAGTACAGGGCGCCGGAGGTGCCCGACAGAACGGTGGCCATCGGTGGTTACCTATGGGGGACGGTGACGCGGGCACAGCCCGACTTAATACAGGTTAGCTCCAGCGGCCTGGAGTATTAAGAGATCACCTGTGCTTGGAATCCTGCTTCAATTCGAGACATAAAAGAGGGTGTAAATGCCCGGCGAGATTGTTGATCGGGAGTAGTGCCCCCAAACGTAGGACTAAAAGATGGGCCGTTAATCGAGCCGATGCGGACGTAGGTTCCGCTGGCAGGTTTAGCTGTGGTGTTTAGCGTTCGTAATACAGTAAAAGCAGTGTTCATTAGGGATTGGTTGCGAGCTGCGCCCTTGCCCTTGGGGGTGTGGATGCGGATCACAACTACTCCTCGGATGTAATCGAAATCCGATGACAGCGTGGGCTCGTTAGTCAGGCTGAACTGGAGATTGACGTGAACAAATTCGTCTGCTGATGTTTCGTCGTAGTTGATTACATTGTCGAAGTACACAGGTATGGCCGGGTCGAGCGTATTGAAAGCGCTTACGAGCGGTCCCTCGATCGTTTTGCGGACAGCTTGGTAGTTCATTGCTTAGGTGTGGCAAGTTTTATGCCACGGGCAAGGGCCTTCTTCATTTTGCCGCCTTCTGCGTACATAACGTACCAGTCGAGGGGTGCGGTGCTGGTGGCGTTGCCGGAACCACTTACATCACCACGCTTGCCCTTGTCTGGACGTGAACCCCTGCTAACTACATCGCCTTTTGGAGGCGTTCCAGGGTACTTAAACTCTTGACGCGGTACGTCTACGAGGTCCAGTGCTATCGGAGCGTGATCGGCGATATTTTCGATTACAAATTTTGTTTTTCGTTGTGCTTCGCGGAATGTTGTGGGTAGTTCAGGTATATCGGATAGTGAATACGGATAGGCACCAGAGCCTGTTCCGCCGGCACCTGCGTGAGCGACCCAGCTGTCCTTAAACTCTCCGGTCCACTCAGGACCTGCTTCCGCAAGTCCGTTCATTATTTCTTTTGCTGCATTACGGGCTGTGTTGTTTAGCCAGCGGTAAGCGTCTTTTTCAAGGTCTCTTAGTGTGCCCATTATTGTGGCCTCACCAGCAAAGTATGCAGTACAGGTTTGTCGCCTCGGAGTAACTGTACTCGAATAATCCGCGCTTCTTTTGTGGTGCCTGCTTGGTTGTAGCGGATGCGATCACGGATACTCGGATAATAGTCTCCGAGTTCCGCTGCACCGATAATTATTTTGATGTCGTCTGTTTGGTAAAAACCCTCAAACTCTTCTGGGGTAGCTTGTGTTATCACACCTCGTACAGTCGTAGTTGTCTCTGTGGAGGTTATTTGGCCGGTTTCGGTGTTGTACGACTCCACGCCGGCGCGTACATACGTCAAATCCTGGCCCCAGTCGGCAAGGATTGGGGCAGGAATACCGCCAAATACTGTGTCGATAAGACTCATGTCAACCCCTCACGACGCGGACTTGGTAGCCGCCGCTGCCACCAAGGCAGTAGGCGCCCAAATAAGACTGGAGCCAAGGATATACGTCGAAAATGTTGTTGATCGTTCCAACGGCTTGAGAGGTTTGGCTGTACTTGACTTGGAGGTCGCCCAGTTTGACTTCGTCGTAGAGGCCGGTGGTGCCGGTGTTGCCCGTGACGGCGTCGGTGTCGTTGGCTAATGCACGTGCCAGCTCATAGGTGGCGTATTTGATGTCGGCGGGGATGACGCTGCAGACGAGCTCCACCTGATCGACGTGGTAGTTGTTGCGTGGCCACTTCAGGGCTTGGTCGTTGTCGCAACGGTCGCCGTAAAAGTTCAGGCTGTCGATCCAGCGGGTGGCGGAAATCAGTGCGCGATTCTTTGCGTCGTCTGATTTGTCATCCCAGGTAGTGGAACTTGGGACTGTTTCGAAGTACGTGTTTGCCTCGGCCAGCGTCACATAGCTGTTAGCGGAGGCGCTACTCAATGTGGCGTTGATCGTGGCGGCCACAACTACTACACATACTTTCTCGCAGTGTA